GCTGGGAACCAGTTGGCGACTTCAGTTTACCTATACAGTGGTTATTCTACGACAAGCTCATTAGCTAATGATATGAACAATCTATCCGCTTTGGAAAACCCTGGCAATCCGACAGCTGCTGCAGGCATTACAGTTGGGAACAGTACTAAATTTATGTTTCAGTCCGCCGTTTTAGACATGACTGTTCGGAATAGTTCCACGTTCACAGACGCAGACAGTACCGATCCTGCTACAGGCACAAAATTAGAAGTTGATGTTTACGAAATCTTATCCAGTCGTTATCAGGCTTTCAATGCTGGTCTGGCTATGCAGATTCTTGAAGATTGCTTAGCTCTCAATACAAATGAGACATCATCTATTGGAGGTGCTGGTACCGAAATCAGATATGACCTCAGAGGTTGTACACCTTTTGAATTATCCTACTCCATATCACGTTGCAAACTCAAAATTCTCAAAAAAACAAAATATTTCCTCCCATGGGGTGACACGTTTACGTATCAGATACGCGATCCTCGCCGTCACGTTAAGTCTCAAGAACAGTTGGAAAATGACAATGGCTTCAATGTCCCAGGTATGACTCGCTCGTTACTAATTATAGCAAAGATGGTCCCTGGTTACACTGTTGGGACCGGTGCAAACACTTATCAAGAAAAAATCGAAATCGGAGTTACACGTAAGTATATGTACAAGGTAGAAGGAGGCAACGACGACCGCACCCGTTATCTTCAAAATATCTAACCCACAAGGGGTTTCGAAGAAACCCCGGGCTTCAGGCTCTTAACCCTAAATAATATACACTAAGGGGTTTAAGGTTTAAGGTTTATACAGGGAATTTATTCCTTAGACTCTTCTTCTTCACTCGCATAAAGGATGCTGTCCAAATCATCCAGATTCCACGCTTTCTTGAAATTCACCACCTTGAAACGTCTCTTCAAAGGTTCACGATCTTCTGCACGTTCGAAACATTGGTCGATCGTGTAGTTGCTCGTCACGATAATCTTCCTTGGTCGGATTCGCTTCAATGTTCCTCCCTTGACTTCTGCAGGAAAAGGGTACCGATCTGCCCATATCTTGAGGAAACTTGCTGTGCATTCGTTTTTCGGAGCCCACTCTTCAATGACAACGACTTCTTCGTCTTCATACCCGTCCCACCACTTGTTTAATTGCTTCGAGAAGTGTTCGGGGTAGTCGCTCCACGCCTTCCTTGATTTGCCCGTTCCGGTATCGCCATGCCACCATTCGTGTTCCAGTCTTCCCCCGATGATAACTCGGTCTCGCTTCCTGAGTCGTTTGAGTCGGTCGTAGAGTCGGAGATATTCTCCAGGGTACTCTCGCTTGATAGACTCCATATCTCCCAGTTCTGCTCGTTCGATGATCCATGCCCATCGTTCATCTCCCTTTCTTTTTGTCGGAGGCAGTACTCCAAATTCTTCAAAATTGCCGTCTTTCTTGCAATACTCCGCCGCTGCTCCAGAGTCGCCCCGTTGCATCTCGATATGCGCTCGGGTGAGTCTTGTTTTAATCTTCGCAAAAGACACTGGATTTCGAAATCTAACAAAGCCTTGTAAGTGAGGGGTTCCGCATTCCCCGACTTCTCTTCCGTAGACGAGGTATTCCGCGCTCTCTTTGAGTCTCTCAACGTCGATGACGTCGAACTCGGAGTAGTTGTTGATGGTAAAGCAGTATCCTCGGCATTTGCTTGACATTTTCTCTTCATGGAGTTTTCAAATTTCCCCGGGATGTGGGCTCTAGTATTACCCCACATCCCGTTCCAGTTCCAATTAGCGTATTCCTATTGGCTGGAACCTCGTCACGTTATAAAATATAGAAAGTTCTATATTCTCATTTCTGATCTGACCATGTCGCGATCACTCAGTCTTTACAGAAATAGTACCAGATCCTTAGCACCACGTGGTTTCGGAAGTATGGTACGTATGCAGAATGGCTTTAGACAGGCTTTAGCACGCGCTTCACGCGTTAGTTCTAGTCGATCTAATACTATGACACGCACTCGTGGAAAGAAATTAACATCCGGTGCTGGTGTAACGACACAGCATGACAGACGTCAAGTTTACCGTAAAAGGACGATGCCTCGTTTTAAGAAACGCCGTTGGCGATCTTTTAAACGAAAGGTTCAGTTTATCTCAGAAAAGGACCTAGGGTCACGACAGGTCGTATTCAACAAGTCGGTGAGCATTACAAACAGTACAGCTGGGAACCAGTTGGCGACTTCAGTTTACCTATACAGTGGTTATTCTACGACAAGCTCATTAGCTAATGATATGAACAATCTATCCGCTTTGGAAAACCCTGGCAATCCGACAGCTGCTG